ATTATTATTAACACCTTGTAGGGCTCTTTTAGATTTATCTCTAGCAATGATATCAATATTAACTTTTTTTGTAGCCATTATCTTCTTTTCATTTGTGCGATTCTTTGTTGCCTTTCAGATTCTTCATATTTTAAATCATAATAAGCATTCCACATATTAAACTCTGTAACCGACATTTGCAAGATTTCACTTACTGTCTTATGTAGCTTTTCTGCTAAGGAAAATATTGCGTGGAGTTCTGGTGTGTTTTTTATTTTTTTTTAAAGTCGTTTATATCTGATTCTGTATTCATTATTTCACTTGCAACACGACCTAAAACATCAGTATCAGCTTGTACTCTAAATTTTAATTTATGTTCCATAGTAAACATTTTATCACCATCTTTAGTTAATGCCTTTTCAATAATAACATCAATTAAAACATTAAGGTCGCTTTGATTAGCACCTTTAAATAATTTGGATTTTTCCCTCATGTTAAAAGGTTTAGCATAAATGGATTTTTCGCCTTCTAAACCCCATTCTGGAACTTCTATAATCTTAGTTTCAAGGGAATCAAAATGTGATTTGACTCCCTCAAAAAAATCTATTTTTTCTGCCATAAATTAGACTGTACCTATTGTTAAAGCACCTGTGCCTTGAAATGCAACTGAACGAGTAGAAACACCATCAAGACTTACACCTACTGACATTGAAGTAATGATACCACTGCCAGCAAAACTTTGATCTCCTGAAGTATTTCCTTCTGGCAACAAAGTAAAGGCAATAGTTGCTCCTACGTCTAAAGTTTCTTGTGCTGTATCTCCCTCATCATAGTGCATATCAATACTTCCACTAAATGCAGTTCTGCCAGCTAAATAAGTTTTAGCAGAATTACCTAGTGAGGTATCTTCAACAACATCAGCAGTAGTGTCAATAGTGAAGCCTGTAACTCCACCCATAACAGTAGAGCCTGCTTTCACAACTCCTTCTTTACCATGATGTGCCATATTTTACTCCTTTGAGTTAGATTTAATGTCTAGTTTTTTAGGCTGTTCTTTTGGAACAACATGCTCATTACCAGACAATTTCTTATAACCATGTTTTTCAAATCTTTCAAGACTATCTTCACGAATAGTCATAGTATCTTTACCATTTGTTATTTTAATATCTTTTGCCATTATGCAGTTCCTCTTGTAAATTCGTAAATTACTCTTACCACAATTCTAACACCACCATAAGGAAAAATTTCTCCTTCGTCAGTATCAGCTTCTACTATTTGCGTATCAAGTGCATTACCATTTCTAGTTATATCATTATCAAGTGTTTCTTCAACAACTTCTATTAATTGGTTTCTAGCAGTATCAATATTTGATGTAGTTCCTTTTACAAATCCGACAATTATAAAATCAATAGTGCCTTGTGTTTTACCTGTACCAACAGCACCCATTCCGCTTGCTTCTCTAGATTCTGTACCACTTTGAATATACACACTAGGAAATTGTGGATCTGCTAATTCTTCTGGGTCAAATGGCTCTCTAGTTATTTTTTTAAATGTAATAGGGGAACTGACAGCAGTTAATTTAGTAATTATGTCACTAGCAATATCTTCTCTTTCACTCATCTTACACCAATACTTTTAAAGAATATATCTCTTATCCTATTTTCATCTTTTCGTCCAATAGCAAAGAAAGGTCTAACGACTTTACTTTTTCCTGCACCAAAAAAATCATGATAACTTGCTTTTCTATTTTCAGCCTGTCTTCTAAAAAATATAGTTGCTTTATGTCTTCTCCTTTTCCAAGTCAAAGATCTAAACATTTGACCTGTATCTGTTAAATCAACAAAACCAACTTGACGACCTCGTTTTAATCTATCTTTTTTTGTACTTGGAGCATAACCTCTAAATCTACCACCATCAGGTTTCTGACCTTTTTGTGTTTTTTCCGTGATTTGTTTAACACCGTAAGCTGAAACTTTATTTAATGCTGTTTGTATATCTTTAGGTATATCTTTTTTTAATTTATTTATAAAATTTTTAACTTGAATTGTATTAACTTTAATTTGTACGTCAGCGACCATTATCTAACAAGACGATTTGTATGCATAGCTTCTTTTTCACTATCAGAAACTGTGCCACCCCCATCTTCATCGTACTCAACACCATCTTTTAATACTTGGTTAAATTCTTCTTCAAATCTATCTCTATAAAATTCTATTTGTATTTGAAAAGAATCCATATCTCCTTGTTCTTTCCATTTAGTTAATTGTGGTAAAATATATTTCCACATCGCCATATAAACGACACTTTTTTTCCATTGAGCATCAGTAAGTTTACTGTCAGTCATTTCAACACTTGTTACTTTTGTAATATCTTTATATCTTACTTGATGTCTATATCGTTCCCACCAATCAGCTCTAATTTTTCTTAGAACATCATTTTCTGCAAATTGTAATTGAGTTTCAAAATCATTAATGCCAAAACCTAAAATATCAGGTTGAATAGCTTGTAAATCACTATTAGCTACAGCAAATTGAGAAGTAGCCATTATTTACCAAACAAACAATTTCCGTCACAATGACACATTACTCTTTACCTTTTTTCTTTTTAGGTTTATCTTTTACTAAACTATATCCTCTAAATTTCCAAACATCTTTATTTCTTTCCCAATCAACTTTTTTTCTTTTGATAATTTTTACACCATTAGTTAATTCAATAATTTGATCGTCCATAATTCCACTCATTGTTACTTTGTTATCTATTACCATAAAATCCTTTCGTGTAAGAGGGGGATTAACCCCCTCTAATTAATTAATTGTTTACAGTAATGATGAATCCATCATTAACTCAACACCATAAGTATCGTTTAATTCAGCAACTCCATAAACTGCTGTTGCTACAATCTCATCTGCTCTCAGAGAAGCATCTCTTTGAGTTTCAAGTTTAAGATCTTGCATCATNGCNANTCCTAAAGCATCTCTGTGAAATATAGCACCTTTATAATCACCAGTTGTACCAGTGTTAGAAATGTTTGCAGATTCATAAACTGGAACACCAGCTACTGTACCTACAAATCCAGATCGCATTGCTTCATTACCAATATCTGTAGTAGCACCAGATCCTGCACCAAAAGTATTAGATACTCCTGATTTCATATCATAAGCTATGTATGGATGTACCACACAAGCTAAATCTGATGATGGTACTGCTAAGTTTCTTAATTCAGCTACTGCTTCAAATAGTTTTGCCGCAGAAAAAGCAACATCTGCTCCACCTACGATTTTACTAAATCCATCAAATAATGCGATTAAATCTACATCAATTTTTTTAGCGATTGCTTCACCAAATAATCTACCAATATCACTCGCAACATTTCTTGATGCACTATTTCTAGCAAGATCAGTTAATGTTGTCATAATTCCAACTTCTGAAGCTGTAATAGTAACAGAACTTGGATTGATTGCAGTATTAGATAAATCTGCCGCTTCTGATACTGCCGCAGCACTCACAGCCGCATAAATAGGTACTTCTACCGATTTTCCGCCACCAGAAATAGTATAATTTTTAACTAATCCTCGCATAAGTGATCTNTCATTTGCTACGAACATCGCCTCTGCTATGATCTCTGTATATAGTTCCGAGATCGTTGAACTTGTTGTTTCATCAGCCATTGCTAATCTCCTTTAATATTTAAGTTAAATTTATGACTGTGGGTTTACTATCCCTTTCCTTTTTATATTCAGCATATCGCTTCCTATCTTCAGGATTTGTCATATCTAAATCACCAATATTAAAGGCTTTGGCGGATACCCGAGCCACATTACCTTGACTTCCAGACCCACTAGGAGTTGCGCTTTGAAAGTGCGGATTTTGTGTTAAGAACTCTTCAACATATTCATCAACAGTCAAAAGTTCTCCCTTTTTGTTATAACGAGGTTGATTATTATTTTCAAGTATTTCTACTGCACCATTTTCATTTAATTGTACATTTGATTTTAATAGTTGCACAACTTGATCTGGAACATTAGCTTTATGTTTACTTGCACTAGATAATAAACTGTCATTAATTTTTATTTTTTGTAATTCGGTTTTAAGATTATTAATTTCTTGATTAGATTTTTCAGCTTGTTGTTTCATGATATCATCAAACTCACCTCTTTTTTTCTTTTCATCTAATTCAAACTGTTCTTTTTGTTTGATTGCATTAACAGCACTATCTAAATCTTCCGTACCTAATTTTTTAAATATTTTTTCTCGCTCTTTACCTATCCTAGTTCTAATAGCATCTTGCATTTGTTGTTCAGTATAAGTAGTTTCAGCTACTGTATTTTCTTCAACTTTAGTTTCTTCTGCTTTAGTTTCTGGTGCAGTATCCGTAACAGTATTGTTTTGCTCGTCAGCCATAGTTTAACTCCTTATGTTATATCGCTTATATCCCAATCTTTATCTACAGGCAACCAAGTATGGCGACAACGATAACCACCTCTTACTACAAATGGATCGCCACTAGATTTGCCTGCCCAATTTGAAGTCCAAATACTTCTAATTTCAGATTC